GTTGGGGAGACGGGCGCCGGCCTCCATCACCGCCATCTGACCAAGGCCAGACGTGCCACCCCTTGCCGCGATCTCCCCCGCCCCCATCTCAGGGTTCTGCTGGGCGAGTGTGTCTGCCATCCGCTGGGCGGCGGGGAGTCCGATTGTTGGGGCGTTCACGACCGCTTGCCGGGCCAACGCGGCCGTAATCGCCGACACCCTACCGCCAACCATCACTGGCGCCAATAGGCCCTCAGAAAGGAGCATGGGGGCCAGCATCGCGGCATTGCCGGCCTGCTCCGCGACGAACCGCGTTCCCGGGGTCATGGACTGGTGGCGGACGGCCTCAAGCCGCTGCTGCTCCATGTCGAGAGCATCTGTGCCAGCGACACCGTGGTAGACGTCCCGACCCACGTTGGCGACTTGGTGCCAGCTTGCGCCGAGGACGCCCGCGTCTCGGCCCGCGGCCATTGCCTGCTGCTCTGCCATCGTCGGAACGCCAAGAAGCTGCAACTGAGCGTCCGTGTGGGCTGCCAGGGCTCCGGGCGGGATCTGGGCGCCCGGAGCGTAGGGGGCTCGAACCGGGTGCGCCAGCGAGGCACTTTTGGTCGCCTTCTGCCTGGCCAGCTGGGTGTGCGCCATCGTGGCGGAATTCAACCGCTCCCGGAGTTTCGGGGCGTTGGGCGTTCCGAGGGATTCGGCCAGCTCGGTGACGTCTCGCAGGGTTTGATAATCAAGTTCGGGGGTCGGCATGGTGGGCCTTAAAACTGCCGGTACGCTGGGTCAAGTTTCCTAATCTTCACCAAATAGTCCACAATGGCGCGAAGGCGGACTCGCGACGACCCCCCGCCGAGAACCCCCCTGACCTTCGCTCCCGTGTCGACGTTGTCGTTCAGTGCGTGTTGCAGCGTCTCGGCGAGGTCTGAGTTTTCCAGTTGGAGCGCCGGCAGGATCTTCCCAACGGCGGATTTCAACCGTTCGTCGGTGACCAGCATGTGCTCGTAGAAGCGGGGGTCGGGATGAAACTCGGCAACCCCGCTGCGCTCAAATCCTCCGATACCGGGGGCTAGACCTGGATAAACCCGGCTGCCGGCATCGTCAAATCCGGGCTGGATTGTTGATCCGGCTCCACGCGCAAGCGGCCCAGTGTCGTAATCATGCGCGTCGGTAACGCCCTGCTGTCTGGCGAGCCGCATGATTTCCTGGAGACCTTCATCCATTGCCGGGTCACGATTCCGAAGACCAGCGTTTACAGCGGCCTGCCCCCGGTTGAATTCGTCCATCTGGTTCATCGGAGCCGGGGCCTGGCCGACGGGCTGCGCGGGGGCCAGCGCAGCAGCGGCCTGTTGGGCGGGGGCGGACGGGGACTTGGGGAATTGATTGAGCCAGCTTGGAAGCAAGGATTCCGGAGCCGCAGGAGTGGACGGCCCGATGTAATCCTCGAAGATCTTGCGCTGCTCGGGGCTGAGATACTTCTGCGACCCTGGGTGAGCGAGCAGAAGCCGAATGGTCGCGACGTTGCCACGGGTCGGCGCGACCTTGGTTGCGCGACCACCAACGTGAGCCCCGTCAACGCTCGCGCTGGAATCCCCGCCATCGTCGCCCATCATGCCGTGAAGCGCATTGAGGGCGTCCTGCGCCTGTTTCATCTGATCAGACAGCGGGACGGGGGTCTCGACCGTCTCGCCCGGAAGGCCTTGGATCTTGTTCGGAACCAGCGTCTTCGTTGTTTTCTGAACTCGGCTGAGAGCTAACACCAACATCGCGCGTCGCGCTGCGTCGGATTGCGTTGGCCCATCCCCACCTCCGAGGACACCGGCGGCTGACGCACCCCGAGATGCTCGCCCCATTGGAACCACGCCGCCGGGAGTCTCAACGCCTTCCGGCCCCTGCATGGCGCTAATGGCGCCTTGGAGAACCTTGTCGTACTCGTGACGCTGGGCCGCCTCTCGGCGGGAGCGTGCCGCCGGTTGAAGCGCCGGGTGCAACGCCGCAATGTCTTCGTCGGCCATCTCGGGGCCAGCGTTGCGGAAGGCCTCGTCCTGGAGCTGATTCTCCCGGTTGCGCCCTTGGTCGGCAAGCGACTGTGCCCGGCCGGTCTCCCGGTCGCTCAACTGCTCGCTGCGCTGGCGCGCGGCGGCTTCCGCTTGGTACTTCCGGGCCTGCCGGGAGTTCATGGCGTTCATCACCGCCGCGCCCATGTCGTCAAGGCCGTGCATGATGCCGCCCTGGGCGAGAAGAGCTGAAGGATCGAAGCGCAAGGGCATGTTAGTTTCCCATCGGATTCATGAGATCGGGGTCGAACGACATGTTCGCGAAGCCCGAGTTCGCGAGCGGACCCTGAGCAGCCGCACCAGCGGGAGCCATCGTCCCTCCGGCACCTCCGTCGCCCATCCCGGCCATCATGGCCATGCCGCCGGTCTGAGTCGCGAGACCACCGAGGATATTAGCCCACTGGCCCTTGCGACCCGCCTCGTCGAGCTGGCCCTGCATGGCCGCCGTTTTCTTCTGCCAGTCGAGGTCCCGCAAGGCTTTGGCGAGCTGCATGCGCTCGGCGGTGGACTTGCCCCGGCCCTGCCGCAGCAGATCCGCCAGCGACATCTTGTGAGCGGCGTTGGTCTGCCGCTCCTGGACGCTGCGGAGCTGGTGGTCGGCCAGCATAGCCTCGGCCATGCGCTGGTTGGCCCCTTGGGTGATCCCGCCCTGTTGGCCCTCCGCCTCCGAACGTGGAGCGCCTTGATATGCGTAGCTCGACTGTGCCCCTCCTGTCTGCCTGCCGATGTCCGATAGGATCCCCCGCTGGGCACCAGCGAAGGCCGCGTTGCCCTGATCGTCCGGGCTCTGCGACGCCTGGATCTCGTTGAGGTACTGCCCGATCCCGCCCTGGCGCTCGCGCGCAAACCCTGAGAGGACCCGGCCCCCTTCCCCGAGCGCCGCCTGTTCCTGGGCTGACCGTTGGTTCACGGCCCCCTGGTAGTCCTTCATGGCGCGGCGTTGAGCCTTGTCGCGTTGCATGGTGCCGAGGATGTTGGCGGCGGTGCCGCCCGCCATCATGGCTCCGCCTGCGATCATAAGTGGTGACATGTCAGGCTCCCCCGCCACGGTTTTCGACGTAGTACTCCAGCGGTCGGCTCGCGGCGCTCAGCAAGCCACCAACGCCCTGGGAGATCCCCTGCGACGTGGCGCTGTCAAGCTGGCTGCGTTGCCGGCCAATGGCCGCGTTCTCTTGTACCTGTTGGCTTTGCGCGTTGAGCCCCTCCAGCGTGCGGCTGAACGCCGCCGCCGTGTTCGGATCGTCGCTGTGGATGAGGCCCATGAGCTGGGCCTTCTGCTGCTGGTTACCCAGCCGAAACTGCTGCCCCTGAGCGTCGAGTCCGGCCTGGAGACCCATCGCAGAACTGTCACGCTGCCGGCCGAGTTGGCCCTGCTCCTCCACGTCCGTCGATCCGCCCTGCATCCCGCGCCGGGCCTGGTTGAAGGCGTTGTTGCGCTGGCCGATGCGGTACTGCTCGGCGATGTTTCCGAGCCCCTGCGCACGCTGCGTCTGTAGCACCTTCTGCTGGTTCGAGAGCCGGCGCGGATCGGACATCATGGCTTCGACCTGCCGCGACTGCCCGGCCCGCTGACGACCCAGCATATACTGCTGATACCGCTGCTGGAACTGGGTCATCCGGTTGTTGATCGCGCCCATGTCGCCCATGTCGCCACCGGCCCCGAGAGCCGCCTGGAGTTCGGGGTCGAGGTCGGCCCGCACGTCCGCGCCCTGCTGCCCCAGCACGTTGCCGAACTGCGTGCCCATCTTGTTGCGCCACTCCATGACCGCCATACGCCGCCGGTTCTTTGCGTCGTCCTGCGCTCGCCGACGATCGCCCCCGAGATACGAGTTGACCCCCAGTGTCGGCAGCATCGTCATCGGGTTTGTCATCAGCAGTTTGCCACCGACCCCCTTGGTGGAGTTGCCCCAGATGGAGGCAGATGGGGCATAGAACTGCTGCGGGCCACCGCCAAGCGCCCACGGGTCGGCCAGGGCTCGCGGGTTCTGGCGGTAACTGTCGTAGGTGTCGGGCATGTTATGACGCCTTCACGATCTTGTTGAGGACGAAGAACGGCGGGGTGTTATCGTGGGCCACGCTCGCCGCAGCCGATTCCGGGACCCGCTTCTGGTGGACGGTGTACAGGATTCCGGCCATCTCAACGTCAACCACTCGGTACAGCGGATTGACCACAGTGCCGAATGGCAATTCCGTCTCGGCCAACGCGACACGCTCAGCGCCGCCAAGCTGCCCAACGGTGCGGGGAGTCGCGTCGTAGTCATCGCCCTTGGTGATGTTGGGCGGGTCCGTCACGCCCATGAGCTTGCTCTCGGTCCCCGCCCCCATCGACACCCGGCCCCGGAGATCGGGAACCCGGAAGTACCCCGCCGGGAGGGGTGCCAGGATAGAAGCAATGGCGGGCCATGTGGACTCTGCCGTATTGAAAACGCGGATGATCGCGCCAGCCCGGATCCCGGCGCCGCGCGCGGCCGACCCCGGGGCGCCGGTCAACGCGATGGACACCACGCCCCCCGTGACCCCGGATCCCCCATCGGACACTACAGCGGTGACAGTGACCGCAAACACTGGCTGGGAAGTAACTGCCGCGCCACCGTCGGTGTTCTCGACATCGACGTGAGGAACGGCTCCATAGCCAACACCGCCGAAAAAGTTGGTAGGGATGCCCACCATCTTGCCGCCGGTGACGTCGGCGGGATCCAGAAGGGCCGGGCAGGCTGCCGCGATGACCCCGGTGGCATACCCCGTCTTGAATGGCCCACCGAGAATGCCCGCCAGCACCGGGTAGGCCGTCTCCAGGTACGCCGTCCCGTCGCAGAATAGCCAGTTTGTCGGGGCGATCGACCCAGCATAATCCACCACAACACCAACCGGAGAGGCCCCGCTGGTCGCAACAACTCGCAGCATCGCCCGGACGTTTACCGCGTCGAGCGGGACCGCCAGATCGGGGTCAGCGAGGTTGTACCCCTTATTGTTGCCGAAGTTCAGTGGCCCCGCCATCGCGGTCGTGCCGTCCCGCTTGAGGTAGAACTGGGACAAGTCCGACCAGGCCGAAATGTAGTTTGTGATCTGGCGCACTGTGACGTAGTCGCCGGGGTCCACCCCGTCGATGGCGTTGATGACCTTGTACACGGAGGCCAGGTCGAAGTTCCCCGTGGCGTCTACCGAGCCATCGCGCTTGAAATATTCCGCGAGACTGCCCAGGGCGGTCTGGAGTGCAGCGAGCGCACCGGCTGTCTCAGCCAGCGCACCCTCGACCGTGGTTGCACCGAAAAAGTTTCCGGTGTCCGCAACACCGATCAGGTCTGCTCCCTCACCCTGGGCCAGCGATGCGAGCTTGGTCAGGATGCCAGCGCCAGGCTCGAAGGCCCACACCGACACCCGCGTGCCGGTGGCCGGGTAGGTGGTGGGCGTCACCGTGAGGAAGGCGTTGCCCGTGCCCCCGGCGGCGACCGTGAACTGGGTCGAGTTCAGCACCGTAGTGCTGACCATGACCAGTACCGACTCGACCGTCATCGTGCTGACCCAGGGCACGTCAGTGACCACCGGGCCAGGACTGGCCGGGGCGAGGACGGTGTCCGACCCAACGAGAGCCTGCGCGATTGCCGTCGCGGCGTTCTTGAGGTGGCCATCCGCGCTGGTGATGGCGCGAAGAGCGGCGATCGACTGCGAGAGCGAGAGCTGGATGTTGTTCAGCTCCGCGTCAACTTTCGCCGGTTCCGGCGAAACTAGGCCGTTCTGCGCATCGCGCGAGAAGTTCGACAGGCGGGTGTAGATCGGTGGGTAAGTCATAGTTAGATCCGGCAGGGTTCGTTGGGGTCGAGGATGAAACCGGGCGGGTAACGGGCTACCATGGGAGGCTCTGATATTGTAGCTGGAGGGCCGACAGAGTCCACGGACCCGAACCTATAAACCGAACGCCGAACGTGCGCGCCAGCGCCCCGACGAACACCCGCTCGCGCTTGATGGTCGTCCCCTCAAGCGTTGGGCCGTCCAGGTAGTAGACGTCCGAGTCCGGTTCGAGGTAGGTGCGAACCTGGCAAGTACCGCGCTGCACGACCTCCATGAAGTCCATGCGCTTGCGGACTGACGGATCCTTGCCCGCAAAATCGTTGAACGTCACCTCCCAGGTCGACCCGTCGTCGTAGCCGGCCTCAAGGACGTACAGCTTGTTGTCAGCCCGAATATAGGTCTTGCCGCTATGTTCCACGATCGCGTCGACCTGGATCCCAAGCTCCCAGAGGGTCCACCCCATGACCTTAGACTTTGGGCTGTACCGGAAGGCATAGACTCGGCCCCCGAATGCGCACAGGTATTGCCCCCGGGACTGCACCCACAGGGCCGTCGTGACCTCGGAATCAGCTTCCAGGGTCGAGATGGCGTCGACGGGGCCGCCGATGTCGTCTTGCTGCTGGATCTGGCCGGTAACGGTCTGCATGTGCATTGACCGGAAGCCGCCGCGTGTGAAGTAGAACAGGTCCCCGAGGACGTTCACCACCGACCGAGGATGATCAGTTCCGGGGCCGCCGATGACCCGGACGAGCGTGATGTTGCTCGGCTGAGGATCCATTGCCCAGAGTTGAACCGCGTCTTGGAAGATTACAGCGAGCTTATCGTCGTAGACCCCGAGGCCCTGGATGCGGCGGTCCCCCGAGGCGTGCGTCAGTACCGGGATATAACCCGCGTCTTGGGCCGTTATCCAATCGGTTGGGCCGTTGGCTGTTGAGGAGAGCCGAACAACCCCGTTCACATCATCCGCCGCACACAGCTTCCCGCCCATCTTGATCAGGGAGGCTCCGGGGGAGAACGGCAGGCGGACCTGGGTGGCCAACGCATCAGAACTTGAGGGGGCCTCGCTGGTGACCCAGTGATGTTCGAACACCCGTCCCCGACTGTGGTCAGCCGCGTCTACCCACCGCTCGATGTTGAGATACGGGTAGACGCCAAAGCTGGCATTCGCCCCGACCGACTCGACGGCAGCTACCCGGATCATCGTGTCAATCGGGTAGTCGAGTGCTAGCCCACTGAGCTGGAAATCGACGTTGGTCAAGGTCCCAGTCGATAGGGTTGTGTCGAGCCGCAATGTGGTCGCGGAGACCCGGGCCACAACCTTCACGACGAACCCCGCACTAGGAACCGAGAACGACTTTCCGTCAATCCCAATCGGCCATGTCCCGTTCGTCAGGATAGCAATGTTGGTGGAGTTCACGATCGACACCGTCCGGGCCAGCACGGTCGGAGAGCCGGACAGGACAAACGGGTACAACCCTGGAGAGCCACCGAAAACCCCAATGAGCGTAATCTCACGGCCCACCACCGCCGTGATTACGTGAGTTTCGCCGCCTACGGTAATCGAGCGCCCGGGCATCAACAGGGGCCAATCTGCGCCCTCCAAGGTCGCCGTGTTGGTGTTCGACATCGCCACCATGACCGAGGTGTAATAGCTGTCCCCCGCCCCGAGCTGATCGTACTTCACCCGCACCGGGCCGACGGCTTCACTGGGGAATGATTGCCCACCGGGGATGACTGCCCGCAGGGTCCCACCCAGGGAATACAGGCCCTTCGACTGGGGATGCAAGGGCATCAGCTCCCGCAGTCCGTCACGGGCCACATATTCCGAGCCTAAAGTCAAGTCGACATTCACCGCCCGACGAGCCGACCGGGGATCGCTAACCTCCCGGAGCCGCCGGAGGTCGAGACCCATGAACTTGGAAATAAGCGCGGTCGCCATACTCAGATTCCCGACGCCAGTTGAATGTGCTGGATGTCAACCTGGATGAACGGCTGACGCGAGGTGTTGAAGTCCTGGTTTGGGTGCAAGGGCGTCCACGGGGTAACCAGCGGATGTTCGGCCAGGTCGTCCGGGGGAATCCACGCTTCGTTGTCCGCGTCAACGTAGAGGTCGTCCACCCCAGTCGGATGGGATTTCGACGGGGCGATGCACCACTGGTCTGCTCCGAAGTTTAAGCTCAGGTAGATGTTCTGGCCCCCGTAAGTGCGCAGGATCAGTTGCGCATCCGTTTGCGCAACCCCGACGTCTGAGTGAGGGCCAACCGGAACGGTCGTCTCGGGGACGCCGATCCAAAACTTGGCATACCCAGGCTCACCGGGGGTGTCTCCGATGATGATATGATGCCGGTCGCCAACCCCGACCGGCACAACCCACGACCCCCACCGAATGTTACGCACAAGGGATTTCTGGGTTTGAATGGGATCGAACCCGCCCGCGATCTCGGGAGCGCCGAACGCGGTAATGGCTGTCCCGGAAGTAACCCGGGGCGGCTCGTTCAGGGCTCGAATCCGCAGGATAAGGCGGTAGGCTACACCGGGGATCCCCGGAATCGTGTATTTGGCTGAATGTGTTGTGCTACCTGTAAGTAGCAGGGTGCCCGCCGGGAGGTCGGCCAGGATTGGTACATCGCTGTAGAGGGCCGCTGTGCGGAGATCCTGGACCTTGAGGACCGCCGTCACATCGTCGAGGACCGAGTCGACCGCCAGAAGTGGCGTCGTCGGTCCCGCGAACGGCGGAAGATAGACTGAATCCTTTGGGGCCAACTCACTCAGAAACTTGGTCCCGACGCCGATTAGCGTAGCCCGTTCGGTCGGCAGGTTAAAGTAGGGGTCATAAGCGGCGATCGCCGCTGCTTGGCTGGAGTACGGGGGCGACGTGTAGCCCGCTGCCGCTGCCTGAACGTAGGTTGGGCGAGGATAGTTTACCCGCGTATCTTTAACGAGCGTGGTAACGCCGGTCGTGGAGACCGTGCCTGTTCGGTAGGTTGGCCGTCGCATGCTATGGACGCACTTGAACGGTGGGAAAGAGAAATTACCCTGCGCCTGCGCGTCGTTCGTCCGGTTGCGGGCGTCAAGCCTCAGACCCGCGTCAGCGAAGAGCTGGTTCACTTCTCGGAAATCCGCCGCCAGGAGCGGAAGCTGGTAGCTCAGTGCTCCGATGTCGCCGTGGAGTGCCCAGGAAAACGCAATACCAGCTCCGTCATCGTACTGGTTAGCTCGCGTGACCGGGTAATCCCCGTGGTTCATGAGCGTTGGCAGCGACCCGAACTTCCGCACCACCGCATGGGTTGATGGATACACCCCGCGTACTGGGTTCTTTTCCCAGCCGGCTTCCAGGTACAGGTCATCGGCGAGGAATACCGGAGCCTCTGGATCCGTCAGACTCCAGGAGAGAACTCTGTTTCGGCGCTCACACGTCACGTACAGGACTCCGCCAAGGACCCGAGCCTGGAGCGGCCCGACGCAGTTGGCGAAGTCGAACCGGGTGGCTACCCGCAGCGTGTTGGCCGGCATTAGTTCGATGATGGCCCCCTGCCCGCGCACATCGATGACGTATAAGTAACCTGTGGCGTCGTCGAACGCCGCCGCGTCTAGCCCCGACGACAGCCCCGAGACGCGAGAGACCTCCACCACACCATCGCGGTCGGTCGAGAACGTCGCCACCGTTCCG